TCAGATGGTTCGTGCCGTTGGAGAGAACACCTTCCAGCCTAAGATTGGCTTTAAGACCCGTTACGGGATCGTTGCTAATCCATTCGCAGAAGGTCTCGACAAGGGTCTTGGACGCCTCAAGGTAAACGCTAACCGCTACTACAGAAGAGTTCAAATCAAGAACCTCATGTGATCCAAAGGATTCACAATTTTTTACCAAGACCTCCGAAAGGAGGTCTTTTTTTATCTAAATAAATCTATACTTCAAAAAAATAACCATGAGATGGTTTGGTCTAACCTTAGGTGCAATAGTTGGTATTGCACATATTGGAATGTTAGGTCATATAATGTCAAGGACACAATTACCAGTCGTTAATCTTCCTGTTGGAGACTATACGACTTATAAAGTAGAGGTTGGTAAGGATGGATATAAAATAGAATATAAATCAAATGATCCGAAAGTACTATCTACGGAAAGATCTCTAAACGTTGATAGAACAAAGAAAGGTTTATTTGGGGGAGGATCTGAGAAGAGAAATGAATATCGTAAAGATGAGTATACTGCAGAGGGATATAGAAACCTGCAAGGAGGTGCCGCTGTAGATGGCGAGGGAAAGTCTGCGGAAGACATAGAGTGCATCGTGGCGGACGCTGGATCACGATCACAAGGTGCGATGGCAGGAACTAGTGTCGCTGCTGGTGTTCTTATTCCTGCAGTCGCCAATATACCTTATATTGGGTGGTTGGCATCTGGATGGGCACTTCTTTTAGGACAAAAAATTGGATCGGAAGTTGGATCAGAAGTTGGAAGTGCTTTTAATGATTGTTAATAAATAAGTATTATAAACTGATTTGATTATGGATAAACCAGTATTACTAACTTTTGGATGTAGTTGGACTTATGGTGAAGGATCTGGATATGTTCCAGGGATGAGTAGAAAAGAATATGAAAAAATACAGCATGATCCAAGGATTTGTTGGGAAAATGGTTGGAGAAAAAAAGTTGTTCAACATTTTGATTTTGAGCACATAAATTTTGCTGAATATGGAAGTAGTAATGATAGGCAATTTAGAGTGGCAAAAAAATTTTTTATATCTAAAAAATTTAAAGAATTTTATAACCAAAAAAGAAAAATATTTATATTATGGGGTACAACTTCCCTGAATAGATATGATTTTTGGGTTAGAGAAAACAGAGATTATGAAAAAATATTTTTAGAACATGCCGAAGAAGATTTTGCTGGTTTTAAACAAGATAAAGATCGTCTTGCTCTTACATTAAAAAGATATTCGTATGATGAAAATGAAAGATTACGATCTCTTGAGTCCAACATGGCATTTTATAACCAATATTTTAAATTAATTGGTGTAAAGAATTTTTGGTTTGATACTTTCAATCCTTTTAGGTATAAGATAAACTTTAATAATTTTATTCTTCATAAAGATAATAATGATTACTTGTCTTTATCAAGATTAATTGAAAGGGATCACAAATCCAAACCAGGACAATGGACTTATAAATCTGGATTTGAATATTTGATCAATAATAATTTAGTAAATCCATATAGTTACCACCCATTAAAAGAATATTATTCCATGATTGGTGATTATTTTATACATACACTATCAGATAAAATTTAAATATGGCAGTCAACAGAACAAAAACGGCATATTCAAATCAAATATCAAATAGAAATTTTCTTTCTTCTATTGGATTTAAATTTACTTTGAATAGAGCACGTAAAGTATCATTTTTTGCAAACTCCGCAAATATACCAGGAATTAGTTTAGGTGTAGCTGAACAACCAACATATTTAAAAAATGTAGATATACCTGGAGATAAATTAGTTTTTGATGATTTTAATTTGCGTTTTATTGTAGATGAAAATCTAGAGAATTATATGCAAATACAAAATTGGATGCGTGGACTTGGTTATCCAGAATCATTAAGTGAGATTTACAATCTACAAAGGCATGATGAATCGCAGGTAGGATTTGATAGTGATTCGATGAATATATATTCTGATGGAACTCTAGAAGTTCTGAACAGCTATCAGAACACACAATTTGAAGTTGTTTTTAAAGACATGTTCCCTTACAACTTGTCAGATTTAACATTTGATGCAACAAATCCAGATACCGAATATTTTACTGCTGAGGTATCTTTTAAATACACAATCTATAATATACTTGACACTAAAGGAAATAGACTATGATTTTTGATCTTGAAGAAATTCAAAAAATGTGGGAAAAAGATGCTCACATTGATATGGATAATTTACATAATGAATCAACAAAGGTTCCTATCTTACATGCTAAATACTATGAGATTTACAATAACGTAATCTTACTAAAAAAGAAAGCAGAACAACAACAAAAAAATATTCGCCATGAAAGGTATGAATATTTTACTGGTAAAGCAGATCCAGATGTTTACTTAGAAGATCCTTTTTTTAAAAAAATAAGAGATAAAGAGACTTTGCAAAAATACTTAGATGCAGATGAGAGATTATCTCAAAGTAATTTGAAAGTAGAATATTATGAGACAGTTTTAAGTTACTTAGAAAGTATTTTAAAAAACATTCATAATCGAACTTATCAAATTAAAAATGCTATTGATTTCTTAAAATTCCAGGCAGGTTATGGTTAATAATTTTGATCTACTAATTCAAAAATCAAACGAGGTTTTTTTAAATATAAAATGTGAACCTCATATTGAATATGAATTAAGAGATTATTTTAAATTTGAAGTTCCAAATGCAAAGTTCATGCCCCAATATAGGGGTAGAAATTGGAATGGGGAAATACATCTATTCGATATGAGGAAGAAGCAACTATATGTTGGTCTTTTAGATAAACTAATATCTTTTTGTAAAAATTATAATTATGAATATAAATTTGAAGATAATAAATTTTATGGTTTACCTTTTGAAGTAAATGATTTTATTTCAAAAGAAGGTGTAAAGGATTACATGAATTCCATATGCTCACATACTCCTAGGGATTATCAAATTGAGGGAGTATATGATGCACTAAGGCATAATCGAAAATTATTGATAAGTCCCACAGCATCAGGCAAATCACTGATGATTTATTCTGTCGTAAGATATTATGTGGATAAAGGAGAAAAAATTCTTCTAGTTGTTCCAACGACATCTCTTGTAGAGCAGATGTACAAGGACTTTGAAGATTACGGTTGGGATGCTGAGTCATATTGCCACAAAATTTATGGTGGAAAAGAAAAATCAAATAATGCTGCAGTTACAATTACTACTTGGCAATCTGTATATAAATTAGATAGATCATTCTTTGAGAATTTTAGTGTAGTTATTGGTGATGAAGCGCATTTATTCAAATCAAAGTCATTAATAGAAATAATGACAAAATTGCATCACGCAAAATATAGATTTGGATTTACAGGAACTCTTGATGGAACTCAAACTCACAAGTGGGTGCTAGAAGGTTTATTTGGTCCTTCTTACAAAATTATTAGAACTTCCGAATTAATTGAAAAAGGTCATATTGCAGACTTAGATATTACTTGTTTAGTACTAAAGCATAACCCACAAACATTTGAATCTTATGCTGATGAGATTTCTTATCTAATACTTCATGAGAAGAGAAATAATTTTATAAAAAATCTTAGTTTGGAATTAAAAGGAAATACATTAGTTTTATTTAATTATGTTGAGCATCATGGTAAACCTTTGTATGAATTAATATCTTCAAATAACAAAAATAATAATAGAAAAATATTTTTTATTCATGGAGGAGTGGATACAGAAGATAGAGAAAAAATGAGAGAAATAACAGAGAGAGAAAATAATGCAATCATTATAGCATCTTATGGTGTATTCTCTACAGGAATAAATATTAGAAACCTACATAACGTAGTTTTTGCATCTCCAAGTAAATCTAGAATTAGAAATCTACAATCAATTGGTAGAGTACTCAGAAAGAGTAAAACCAAATCAAAAGCAATGTTATATGATATATCAGATGATTGTACGTATAAATCTAGGAGAAATTATACACTTAATCATTTAGTAGAAAGAATTAAAATATATAATGAAGAAAAATTTAACTACAATGTAATAACAGTAAATTTACAGGAATAAGTCTATGGAAGATGACTTTTATGCAACTTTAAAATTAAAAACAGGAGAGGAAGTTTTCTCTAAGGTAATGCCTTGTAATGAAGAAGATAAAACTCTTTTATTGATATCTAATCCAATAACATTCTCTGAAGTTACATCTAGGAATGGATCTACTGGATATAAAATAGAACCTTGGTTAAAAACTTCAAAAGAAGATCTTTTTGTACTTGATATGAATGATATTTTAACAATGTCTGAATCAAAAGATATTAAAATGATTATGATGTATCAATCATGGGTTAGAGAATCTGAAGAATTTAGACATAATCCAAATAATACCAGAAAAAAGATCAATAGGAAGATGGGATATATTGCTAATGTAAATGATGCTAAAGAGATATTAGAAAGGTTATTTAAAGATAGCTAAGCTGTACTTATTAACCTTAGCAAAGGTATTGTAACAAGAATCAGAGGTTGTGTCAAGCTTGATTTATTTGATACTAATCTGTTATACTATTGTCAACGAGAACTAACATTTACAGGTTTGTAATGGTAACTAAAAGAAAGAGATCAATCCACTATGTTAATAATAAAGACTTCTTAATCGCTTTGATTGAGTATAGAAAGTCTGTTGAGATAGCAGAGAAAAGAGGAGATCCTAAACCAACAATTCCAAATTATATTGGAGATTGTTTTTTAAAGATTGCTACTCATTTATCATTCAAACCTAATTTTGTCAATTATATTTTTAAAGATGATATGATTTCTGATGGCATTGAAAATTGTGTTCAGTATATACACAACTTCAATCCAGAAAAATCTCAAAATCCTTTTGCATACTTTACTCAAGTTATTCATTACGCCTTTTTACGTAGAATTCAAAAAGAGAAAAAACAACTTGAAATTAAAAATAGAATTTTGGAAAAGACTGGTTATGATGAAGTGTTTTGTGATGATAACTTGATTGATGGAATCAATTATTCTGACTATAATTCCATTAAAGATAATATCCATTCTAAAACACGTTATCAATGAAAGTTGCAATAATTACTGACCAACACTTTGGTGCTCGTAAAAATTCAAAACTGTTTCATGATTATTTTTTAAAATTTTATAACAATGTTTTTTTCCCAACATTAGAAGAAAGGGGAATTAAAACAATTATTGATATGGGGGACACTTTTGATAATAGAAGAGGTATTGACTTTGCTGCTCTTGAATGGGCAAAAACTAATTACTATGATCGATTAGATCAAATGGGTTGCTCTATCCATACTATTGTTGGTAATCATACTGCATATTATAAAAACACCAATAAGTTGAATGCTGTAGATTTGCTTTTGAGGGAATATAAAAAACTTACAGTATATTCTGAACCAACTGAAGTAAAAATAGGAGATCTAAATATTCTTTTTATTCCTTGGATTAACGATGAAAATTCTGAAAAATCTTTCAAACTTATTAAAACTACAAGTTGCAAAGTCGCGATGGGGCACCTTGAGTTATCAGGATTCCCTCCTTATCGTGGGTTCATCATGGAAGAAGGTATGGATGGCAAATTATTTAAAAACTTCACCCATGTCTTCAGCGGTCACTATCACACTAGATCAGACAATGGAATAATTTATTACTTGGGAAATCCTTATGAAATTTACTTTAATGATGTTGATGATGTAAGAGGATTTCATATTTTTGATACTGACACCAAAGAAATAGAACCTATAAACAATCCATACAAAATACATGAAGTTATTAAGTATTCTGATGATAACCATCAACTTTTAGATGCAACTAAGTATGAAAATAAAATCGTAAAATTAATTGTTAAAAGTAAAAAAAGTCAATTAAAATTTGAAAAGTATTTGGATAAACTTTATTCTGCAAATGTTGCAGAATTAAAAATAATAGAAAATTTTGCAGAAGAATGTAGTGTAGATTTAGAATATGATTTTGAATCCGAAGATACAGTATCTATTTTGCGGAAGTATGTAGAAGAAACCGAAGAACACATTAGTAAAAAAAAGGTAAATAGTATTATACAAGAAATTTACAAAGAGTGTTCACAAATTATCTAGTATGTATATTCTAACTTTACGTGGAAAAGAAGATCAAGGCGCATATTCTGTAGTAAACTCTGAAGGAGAGCAAGTTCTTTATATTTTTGAAGAAGAAGATGATGCTAATAGATTTTCCCTATGGTTAGAAAATGATGATTATCCTCCTTTGAACATTATAGAAGTTGATAAAGAATTAATCATAAAAACTTGCAATATACATAGATATCAATATGCAATTATTACTCAAAATGACATTGTAATTCCTCCAGAACAAAATGATTTTATTTGAAAGTATTAAATACAAAAATTTTCTTAGCACAGGTAATCAATTTACTGAAGTAAAATTTGATGATCATAAAACTAGTTTAGTTATTGGCAACAATGGATCTGGTAAAAGCACTCTTCTAGATGCATTAACATTTGTTCTATTTGGAAAGTCTTTTAGGGGAGTAAATAAACCACAGTTAATCAATTCAATAAATGAAAAGGATTGTGTAGTTGAAATAGAATTTAAAATCTCAAAAACTAAATGGAAAGTAAAGAGGGGATTGAAACCAAATATATTTCAAATCTATAAAAATGGAGAACTTTTAAATCAAGACGCTACAACAAAAGATCAGCAGAATTGGTTAGAGTCTGTAGTTCTTAAAATGAACTATAAAACTTTTACTCAAATAGTTATTCTTGGTAGTAGTAATTTTGTTCCATTTATGCAATTATCTGCTGCTAATCGAAGAGATGTTATTGAAGACATTTTGGATATTAAAATATTTTCTTCAATGAACCTTTCTATAAAAGAAAGGTTAAAATCTTGTAAAGAAGAAATAAACAAATTAGAATATAAAAAAGAAAGTTTTTCTGATAAAGTAACAATGCAAAAAAACTTTATCAAAGAAATCGAAGATTTGAGTAAATCAGATATACAATCTAAAAAAGATTTTATATTTAATTTAACTAAAGAAAATGATGAACTTTTATCACAATCTTTACTCTATGAAGATTCTCTAATTGCAAAGAAAGAAGAGATGGAAGAATATTCCAGTGCAACTTCAAAACTTCGTAAGTTGGGAAACTTAAAGGGAAAAATTACAGAGAAGGTGTCAAATATAGTTAGTGATTATAAATTTTTTGACAGCAATACGGTTTGCCCAACCTGCACACAAAGTATTGAAGAGTCATTTAGACTAAATAAAATTGTAGACGCTCAAAATAGAGCAAAGGAGTTGCAGTCAGGTCTTAATGAACTTGACGAGGCAATTAAAGAGGAAGAAGAGCGAGAGCGTCACTTTTTCAAACTATCAGAAGAAGTATTAAATTTAACTAATGAGATTTCTCAAGTTAGCATTCGGATTTCTGGACACCAGAAGCAAATCAGAAATCTTGAAAGCGAAATTCAAAACATTACCACTAAGTCTGAAGGAAGAAATTTTGAACGGGAAACTCTAAAAAATTTAGAACAAGAATATAGTTTAGTACTAAAAGATTTAAACGATAAAAAAGATCTCTTAATAAACTATAATTTTGTTTATAATCTATTAAAAGATGGTGGAGTAAAAACTCAGATCATCAAAAAATATTTGCCTGTTATTAACTCGCAAGTTAATAAGTATTTGCAAATGATGGAATTCTTTATCAATTTTAAACTTGATGAAGAATTTAATGAGTCTATTGAATCTCCAGTACAGGAAGATTTTTCTTATAGTTCTTTTAGTGAAGGAGAACGTATGAGAATAGATCTTGCATTATTGTTTACTTGGAGAGAAGTTGCAAAGATTAAAAACTCTTTAAATTGTAACTTAATCATCTTTGATGAAACTTTTGATTCTTCATTGGATGTGTTTGGTATTGAAGAGTTTATGAAAATTATTAGATTTGTCATTAAAGATGCTAACATTTTTGTTATATCGCACAAAGAGGGAATGCGTGATAAATTTAATAATGTAATTAAATTTGAGAAAGTTAAAGGATTTAGTAGGATTGCACCATGACAAAAAGTTTGGTTACTGGAGGAGCAGGATTCATTGGATCTAATCTTGTAGATTATTTGCTCTCCGAAGGACATGAAGTTGTAGTTGTTGACAATGAGTATTCTGATGCTCACGATCATTTTTATTGGAATGATAGGGCACAAAACTACAAGTATGATATTAGAGACTATGAAAATACACGTCCACTTTATGATGGAGTTGATTATGTGTTTCATATTGCTGCAGAAGCAAGAATCCAACCCGCAGTAGAAAATCCAATTCAAGCAGTTGATATTAATTGTGTTGGAACTGCAACTGTTTTACAATGTGCCAGAGAAGCAGGGGTTAAAAAAGTAATATATTCTTCAACTTCTTCTGCATATGGAATGAACCCTATCCCTAATGTAGAGACTCAACCAGATGATTGCTTGAATCCTTATTCTGTATCTAAAGTATCTGGAGAAAAACTATGTACAATGTACACAAATTTATTTGGACTTAAAACAATTATCTTCAGATATTTTAATGTTTATGGTGAACGACAACCAATAAAAGGTCAATATGCTCCAGTTATTGGTAGGTTCTTTAAACAATTTGCGAGAGATGAACCTTTAACTATTGTTGGTGATGGTGAACAAAGAAGAGATTTTACTCATGTCTCT